TCATGAGTACTCCCGCACGATAATCAAGCCGCCGCCGCCGCGGCCGCCCAAAGCGCTGCCGCTGGAACTCGGCATCAGGCTTCCGCCCGAACCGCCACCGCCTGGCGTGTTCGAACTGTTGCCGGAGGACGTGCCGCTGGCAGGCACCGCTCCAGGACCGAAAAAGCTTCCACCGCCCTCTCCGCTGGTCGGTGTTGAACCATAGAGCGCGAACTTGCCGTAACCACCGCTGGCGTTGACATCGCCACCAGACCCCATGCCAGCGCCGGCGCCTCCTACTGGATACCACGAGCCAGTGGGTGGAACCTGCGGGGAGCCGGCCAGTCCTGCCGTACCGCCAGTTGCCAAGCAATGAACTCCGAAAGACGATGTATTCCCGAGCGCGCCGCTGTTGCCGCCGGCGCCAACCGTTAAGGTCACGCCCGCGAAACCAGCCGTAACCCGCTTGCGAGTATACCCACCGCCGCCGCCGCCACTGCCGGCCGAAACCTGACCAGCGAGTGTAGGGGCCGCCGGACCGCCACCGCCGCCACCGCCGATCACCTCCACTTCGACAGAGTTTGTCGCTGCGGTTGGGGTGTAAGTGGCGCTGCCTGGCGTCGCGAAGGTACGCACATTCAACAGCCGTCCCGTGCTCGACAGCCCGAACCAAGTGCCCGCACCGTCGCTGACAAGCGTCAGGCGCTCGCCGACTAAGATGGGCCAAGTGGTTTGGCCATTTATCGTATTCGTCCCGGCACCCTGCAGCGTGACGAGGTTCGCGGCATTCGTGTCAGTACGAACGAAGGTAAAACGCAGGGGCCGACCATTGGCGGCTGCCGCCGCGGGCAGGATAACTCCGACATTGCCGCTGGCGGCCGAAGCCATCACGACGCCGGCGTCGTCCGCACTCAGCGTGATGTTGGAGGAGATAGTTCGCACCCCCCCGCCGAACCAGCGGGCAAGGGCCTTTCGGAGCAGCGTGTGATCGCTATGGCTGGGCGCGATACCCAGGTACTCGATGACGCCAAGCGGCTCTTCCTGAACGCCCTCATACCATTCGTAGCCGGGCACGGTCGCCGGCACGCCGGTGAGCGGGTTGCCGCCCGTGAAATGCCCTGGTGCTCCGGGGGCGGCAGGAGGCGCCAGGGGCACGGCGGCGGCCGTGCTGCGGGTCACGCGTTGCATGCATCAACTCCCATAGGTGAAGATCGGAACGGTGTGCGCCGGCGCCAGGCGCCGCACCTGGCACTCGTAGGGACCCGCGACCCAGGACCGCAGCGGCACCTCGCAGCGGTCCTCGCAGGTCTCCTCGCTGATCACGGTGTCCGGACCGTGCATGCGCCAGACATGCACCCAGGCCTCGTCGTTGATCGGCAACTCGCAATCATGTTCGCAGGTGTGCACCTGGAAATCGGTGATGGTCACCGCCGCGCCATAGGATGCGGCGAGCGCCACGAAGAAGGCCGGCGTCGGGCTCCCCTTCTGCGTCAGCTTGGCCACCACCGCCGCGCGGCGGGCGGCGATCAGGTCCGGCACCGGGCCGCATGCATCCGGCAGCCCAGTGAGCCGTTCCCAATCCGCCAGCATCTCGTCGGCGCTGCGCGGATCCATCTCCTCCCGCAGTGCCGCCGCGCGGCCATCGATGCGCGCCAGTTCGGCGGCGACCGGGCCCAGCAGGCGGATCAACGCCGACCCGCCATCCCGCGTCAGCGCATCGCCGGGCGGCAGCAGCGCCTGCAGCTGGGCGAGGTAATCATCGCGGCCCATGCTCAGGCCCACCCGATCGTGCCGGGCACGGCGATGGTGAATTCGGGCAGCACCACGTCACCGGCCGGTGCGATGAGGGTATGCGCATTCTCCCCGGCCGCGGCCGAGATCGCCTCCGACAGGCGCGACCGCCAGATGGTGCCGCCCGGCGCCACTTCCCGCTTGTAGAAGGCCGCGACCTCCGCCTGCACCGCGGCGCGGATCGCCAGGCTGTCCGGGTGCAGCGCGATGGCCAGGTCCTGCGCCGCGGTCGCCAGCGCGAAGACGGTGACGGCGGCGGTCACCGGCCGCAGCAGCGCGATCGCCGCCGCCACATCGGCGATCAGGCCGGCATCCGGCACATCGCCCGCACTGGTCAGGAAAGCGACGCCGACCGTGCCCGGCCCGAGATGATTGGGGTAGACCCAGACGCGGCCGACGCCCGGCACGCCCTGCGCCCATTGCACATAGTCGTCGTGCGCGCCGCCGGCCGGCGGCGACTGGATGCGGGCGATCAGGCGGGCGCGCAGTTCGTCGTCGCTCTCGGCATCGGCGCCGCCACCGATGCCGCCGGCCGCGACCGCGGCATCGCCGGCAATGCCGAGCACCGGTGCCAGGAAGGCCAGCGGCGTCGCCGCCACGGCGTTGCCCGCCGCGCCCGCCAGCAGGGCGGTGACCGTGCCGCCGCCAGTCCCGGCGCCGCCGATCGCGACATCGGCGTCGAGCGTATAGCGTGCGTCATCGGCACGGCGCAGCTCGCTGCCGGCCGGGATGATGGCGCCGGCGACGCCGGTGAAGCCCACCGACCCGCCCGCGGCGGCAGCCTGGCGGCGCGCCACGCCCCAGATCGCGGCGTGCCGCTCCAGCACGTCCTGCTCGGCGCGGTCGGGCAGGATCTGCTGCGCGGTCCAGGCGAGATGGCCGTGCAGCTCATGGCTCGCGACCGCCACCACGCGCACCAGCACCTCCTCGACGGAGCGGCGGGTGCGGGCATCGGCGCCGGGCAGCGCGAGCGCCACCTCGGCGGCCAGGCGATCGCGGATCGATTGCGGCGAAGGACGGTTGAAGGGCATCAGATCCTCATCCCGAAAACCTCGGCCTGGCGGCCGGCATTGCTCTCGATCTCGACACGCAGCCCCAGCAGCCCCATCGCCAGCCAATCGGCGGCGACGGTCACGCGGCGCGCCAGCCCGTCCTCCACCAGCCAGGCCAGGGCTTCGCGCGCGTAGTCCTCGGCGCGGCGCAACGTCTCCGGCAGCTGCTTCTCCCGCCGCAGCAGCCAGAGCCGGGATCCGATGCGGTCGCCGGTCACCGGCGACAGCGCATCGCCGAGCCAGCCGCGTCGGTCGCCATCCTGCGTCGCGTCGTCGCTGCGCGCGCGGCGATCGAGGAACAGGCTGAGGATCACCGCGGTGCGGAGCGAGGGATCATCGGCCAGCCGGCCGCCCGCCTCCCGCGCCAGGTCGCCGGTGAGCGTCGCGGGGTTCCAGTCGAGCGCCAGCATCACGCCACCTGCTGCGGGCTGGGCGGCGACGGTGCCTCGGCATGGCCATGCGCGTTATAGGCCTCGCGCATTGCCCGCATGGTCAGGCCGCCGCCGTCGCAATTGTCGCGGATCTCACCGGTCACCTCGAGCAGCGGCGCCTCGACGCGCAGCGTCTCCACCGCCTTGATGGTGACGGTCTTCGCCGTCACCTCGATGCTCTGGTCCGCCTTCAGCGTGATCTGATGGCCGCCGGCCGCGCCGGCGAGGTTACTGTAGAGCGCGACCTCCCCCGCGCCGAGCACCGGGCGGTGGCGGCGGTCATCGACCGCGATGACGATCGGATGGTCGCGGCTGCCGCCGATGCAGACCACGACGGCATCGGCCCCCGGCAGCGGCGCGGCGCTGAGGCCGTATTGCTGCACGCGCTCGACATCGTCGCGCACCTCATCCTCCAGCAGCGTCACCTGCAGGCGCTGCAGGCCGCCGCCATCGTTCACGGCATTGATCACGGCGCGGCCGATCGCCAGCATCACCCGGTCGTGCAGCGGCGCCATCATGCGCTGGATCTGGTCCCGCATGGTCATCACGAGCTCCCCTGAGGCGCGCGTCCGCGCAGCAAATCCAAAGCGTCCTTCGGCATCATCTCCAGCTCCGTCGTCGAGCCATCGGCGCTGACGGAATAGCTGGCGCCGACGATCAGCAGCTCCTCCCGCAGCGGCAGGTAGCCATCCTCGACCGCCGCCAGGGTATTGATGCGCCAGAGCCTGCCGCTGCCGCCGCGCCAGCCCGGCACGGTGTAGGTCACGCGGCGGCTGCGGGCGCGCTGCGTCATCACCTCCCAGTCGGCGCGCTGCTGCGGCGTGGCGGTGACCGCGGCTTCCGCCAGCAGCACCGTCGGGCGGTAGCGGGTGATCTCCGCATCCGTCGCGCGCGCCGCGCGCTGGCCGGCGGCGGCGCCGCGCGCCGGCTCACGCGATTGCGCGGCATTGGCGCCGCGCGTCACCTCGCTCTGGCCGCGCGCCACCACCAGGCTGTGGCGCGGCTTCCAGTCGAAGCCGGCGCGGGCGTTGCGGATATTGCCGTCGGTGCCGCCGAGCCGGAGATGGCCCGCGGCCTGGCCGGCGGCGCCGGCGGTGGTGAACAGCAAGGTGCCGCGGCCATCGCCGAAAGCCAGCATCGCGCGCTGGCGGCAGCCCCTGCCGATCGCCGCCCAGGCGGTCTCCGCCGGCTGCAGCGCATAGCGCGGGAAGGCCTCGCCTTCCGGCACCTCGGCCCGCACCGTGATGCCATAAGGCTGGCAGATGCGCCGCGCCACCTCCGGCAAGGTGACGTCGCGCCACTCATAGGGGCCGTCGACGGTCGCCACGCAATCGGCCAGGTCGCCGGTCTTCTCGCGGCCCTTGGCGGTCAGCACATGGCTGGCCTTGTCATAGGCGGCATCGACGCTGTCGATATGGCCGGCCAGCATCTCCTCCCCATCCAGGCGGATGGTGCAGGCGGCACCCGGCCGCACCAGGCGCGGCGCATTGTCGGGCGCGCCCGACCAGCGCTCGGCCAGGGTCAGCTCGAAACTCGCGGCGGCGGCGCCGATCGAGAAGCTGAGCTTGCCGGCCCGCCAGCCGCGATGGACCTGCCCGTCGATCAGCAGCTCGAGCCCGCCGGCCGCGGTGCGAAAGCCGCTCACAGCAGCACCTCCAGCGCGCGGCCGGCCGGCAGGAAGCCCGGATGCCGGGCATGGTTGCGCAGCGCCAGGGCGATTCCGCGATCGAAGACATCGGCCAGCCGATCGCCATCCAGCCGATAGGCCAGCAGGCTCGCCGGCAACGGCGCCGGCAGCACGAGCTGCGCGATGCGCGGCAGCGGCGCGGCGCGCTGGGCGATCTCGGCCACGACATCGCCGCGCAGCGCCGACAGCGCGCGCCAGACCTCGTCCCAGCCGGCCTCGCCGGCACGGTCCATGGCGGCGCCGAGCAGGTCGGCCAGCCGGTCGCGCGCGGCGATCGCCTCCTCCCGGCTGGTCCAGGCGACATTGGGCGCGACGCGCGCCGCTTCGGTCGCCAGGGTCACCGCGATCAACGTGCCGAGATCAGTGGCGGCGGCGATCGCCAGCGCCGCGCCCGCGGTGCCGTCATCAACCGGCGGCGGTGGCGGCGCGGCTCCGGCCAGCGCCAGCAGCGCGGCGAAGGCCGCGGCGGGATCGCCGGTCGCCACGCCCGATGCCGCTGCGTCCGGCGCCGCGGTGCCGCCGGCCAGGCCCGCGATCTGCCGCGCCGCGGTGGCGATGGCCACGGCCGCCCTGGCGGGGTCGGCGGCATCGGCACCCAGGCTGCCCAGCGCATCGATCGCGCGCTGCACCGGTGCGATGGTACCAAGGCCGGCACCAGCCAGTGCCGATCGCATGGCGCCGGCCAGGCCGGCAACGATGCCGGTCGCGGTGCCGACCAGGTAATCGGCGGCGCCGACCAGGCCGCGCAAGCGCTGCACCTGGGCCAGCACCGTCGCGGTGACGCCACCGATCGCGCGGCTCACCTGCTGCGCCAGGTCGGCGAACAGGTCCGGCGCCGGCAGGGGCCCGGCCTTGGCGAGCGTCAGCGACAGCCGCGCGATGCGTCCCTTGCCCTGATCGAAGCGGATCTTGCAGGCGATGACGGTGACGTCGAGCTCGCCATACCAGGGATGCACCAGCCGCGCCGGCTCCGCCACCTCGACCGCGTCGCGGAAGGCCTGCGCCTGCTGCACGACATCGTCGCCGATCAGCAGCCCCTCGATGGCGAAGTCGTGGCTGCGCTTGCCGAGATCCTCGTGCCAGGGCTGGTCGCGGCCGGGAAATTCATGCGCGACCCAGCGGCGGCCCGGCTGATCCTCCGAACTGTCGATCCAGAAACCCTGGCCGCGCAGCGAGGCGGGGCGGAGGAAGCGTTCCGCGAAGCCGCCGCCGATCGGGCCGCCGCCGGTGAGAGCGCCGAGGATGCCGCTCATGGGGTCAGGTCTCCGAGCCCGAGTTCGTAGCGCATGGACGGATCATCGGCCCGGCCGGCCAGGGTGATGCGGTCGTCGCTGACGCTGATGCGCAGCACGCCGCCGGTCTCGACACGCTGGGTGGCGGCGCCGGTGGTCAGGATGGACGCCGCCGCCGGCAGCGCCGCCGCGGCGCCGAGGGCCGGCGCCAGCAGCGCCTGGTCGAGCGTGTCCAGGGCCGGGTAATAGGGCAGCCGCGGCAGGGCGTTGCGCTGGGGGCGCGGCGCGGTCGCGGGGGCCGCTGCGGCCGGCGGCGCCGCCTCATCCGGCGCATCCTCGAGCGGCGCATAGAGCGGCTGCCGCAGCCGCAGGGTGCCATGGCGGCGGGGATCCGGCGGCCCCTGGACGGTGGCCGGGTCCGGCGGCGGCGCATGGCTGAAGAACCTGGCGGTGGCATCCCGGGTCACCGGCCAGGCGGGGTTGAGCATGGTCAGCACCCGGTCGACGGTGCGCAGCAGGCCGGCGAAGAAATCCTTGATCGGCGTCCAGTAGCGCCAGACCGCATAGGCGGCGGCGCCGATCAGCACCAGGCCGCCCACGATCCAGCCGACCGGCGTGGTCAGCAACGCGACGCCGAGGCCCCAGACGGCGGCGGTCAGGACGGCGAGCGACGCGACGACCGGCCCCACGATCACCAGCGCCAGCGCGCCGCAGGCCAGCCCCACCCCGCCGAAGATGTCGACCAGCGGCGACAGCACGTCGCGCACCGTCCGCGCGACATCCTGGATGCGCTGCAGGGCGCCAGGCACCTCGTCGGTACCGAGCAGGAAGCGCTCGATCGCCTGCAGCACCTGGATGATCGCCTGGCCGGTCTCGCTCGCCCAGCGCTGCAGGCTGCCGTCCCGCTGCATGCGGGAGATCCAGTCGAGCAGCGACGCCAGGCGCCCTTCCAGCCAGCCCATGACGCCGGAGGCCATGACCATCTCGGCGAAGCGGTTCCAGGCGCCCGACAGTTCGGCCAGCATCCCGGACCAGGTGGTGGAAAGCCGCGCCGTGGCGCCCGCGAAGCGCCCGCCCAGCGCATCCGCGGTGGCGCCGAGGACGGCGGCGCTGTCATCGGCGCGGACGCTGCGCGTCATCTCCGCGCCGCCCTGCCGCCAGCGCAGCACGGTGTTGTCGCCGTCACGCCTGCCGGTGATGCCGAAGCGCTTCAGCGGGTCGAAATTACCGCCGGCCGCGGCGGTGATCGCGGCCGCCGCATCGGCATAGCTGGCGTTCATGCCGGCCGCGGCGTCACCGGCCGCCGCCAGCAGCTGCCGCGTCGGATCGATGCCCTCGCCCCGCATGGCGATGAAGGCGCGCGTCACCTCGGCCGTGCTGAATGGCGTGCCCGCGGTGAAGTCCCGCACCCGCTGCAGCGCGCTGTCCGCGCCGGCGGCGGAGCCCTGCAGCACCTCCAGCGTCAGCCGGAAGCGCTCCATCTCTGCCGCCGGCGTGATGAAGCGCCGGTTGAAGACGCTGACGACGCCGCCGATCGCACCGATCGCGGTCTTGGCGATCTCCTGCGCCGCGACCACCGCCTCCGCGAAACGGGTGCCGGCCTCGGCGGCACGGATACTGGCCTCGGCGAAGCGCGATGTGGCGCCACCGGCATTCTCCGTCGCCTCCGACAGGCGGCGAAGGGGGTTCACGTCGCCGAACAGATTGATGCGCGCCCGCAGGCATTCGAGCGGCGCGAGGAAGGACGCATCGGGAAGCACGAGATCGGCCACGTGAACACCTCTTCCGGGTTACCCCTGTTGGCGCCGCTGCCACGCCACCGCGCGGCCCGCCCAGAACTTCAGGTCGGCTGAACCCCATTGGCGCCAATCGGCGGCAAGGCCGAAGACGCCGGCGACGATGGCGCACCATTCGTGCCAGTCTGGAGGCCAGCCGGCATAAAACCCTGCATCGCCTCCATCACCGCCATGCCGTCCCCGATGCCGAGGCCGGCGAGATCCTCGGCGGCGATGCCGGCGCTGCGCGCCGCCAGCTGCAGCATCAGCGCGCCCTGGTTGCCCGCCCCCGCCGCATCCAGCGCGGCGGTCAGGTCCCCCAGCAGCAGCGGGCGGAAGCGCAGCTCCGCGATGCGGTCGACCACCGCGCCGGTGCGCGCCGAACGCCGTTCGATCGGCGTGCCCAGGACCAGCGTGACCGGCTCCGTCACAGCACCTCCTCCGCGCCGGGGCCGGCGAATTTCAGGGTGACGTTGCCGCCCTCCCCGTCCTTCATGGTCGGCGTATCGGTGACGAAGGCATCGGCGATGACGTAGCGCTGGCCGGTGTCGCATTCGAAGGTGATGGTGGCGCCGGTCAGGTTGCGCAGCGCGTCGATCGCCATGCCGGCGCGGAGCGAGGTCTCGCAGGCGACCGTCGCCGCCACCGTCTCCTCGGCATAGCCGACGAGGCGGCCGGAGATCACCGGCGAGCGTTTGACGCCGCCGACATCGAGCGTGGCGCCCTTGGCGGTCTCGATCACGGTACCGTTCACGCGAATGGTCGCGCGGCCCAGGAACTGCGGCATTGTGCTCTCCCCGCCCTTACAGGATGAACTGGATCTGCGCCGCGAAGACGCGGAACTGGTTGACCAGGTCGGGCGGCAGCAGCGCGTCGACGCGGTTCGGGTCGCTGGCGCTGCGCTGCACGATCAGCTCCGCCTTGAACTGGTCGACGCCTTCGACCAGGCCGTTCGCTTCCCATTGCTTGAAGCGGGCGACGATCTCGGCGCGGATGGTGCCGGGCGTCACCACCGCCTGGCCGCGCGCGAAATCGGTGCCGTCATCCGCGAGCTTGAAGCGCGGGAAGCGCAGCGCGATCAGCGACCGCAGGTCGTAGCGCAGGAAGGCCAGCGTCTTCATGGTCTCGACATCGAGGAAGCTGGCATCCGCGGCACCCGATGCCGAAGTCTGGTAGGTGGTGATCACCCGTTCCACGAAGACCTGGCCGGCATCGTTCACGGTCACCGTGCTGATGCCGTTGCGCAGCAGCAGTTCGCGTTCCGCCGCCACGAAGCGGTCGGCGATCGCCGGCGCGACCAGGCCCGGCAGCGCCAGGGTCTGCACCGGCCGCGCCGGGTCGATGGCGAGCGCCGGGATGCAGGCGGCGGCCAGCGTCGCGGCCCATTCCCAGGGCGGATTCACCGCACCGCGAATGCCGAGGATGGTCGAGAACTGGCTGTTGCGCGCCGCGCCGGCCGCGGTCAGCGCCGCATGCGTGCCGTCGAGCGCCGTCCAGCCATGGCCGTCCCGCATCACCGACGGTCCGGCATTGACCGCCAGCTTCGCCTCCAGCGCGGCGAGGTTGGTGGCATCGGTCCAGGGATGGACGATGTCGGTGAACCACATCTCGGCCACGGCATCGAGCGCGTCGGCGATGTCCGGGTTCAGCGTGCCCGGCGTGCCGGCGGCGATGGCCAGGCCGATGCCGGCCGGCAGCGCTTCCCCGGCGTGGAAGCTGTGCCGCACCGGGATGGCATTGCCGATCTCGCCCTTGTGCCGCGCGGTCAGGGTCACGACGGCACCGGCCGCATCGGCGGTGACGGCGAGGTCGGGCTCGGCCATGACGGCGGCCTGCAGCGCGGTGGCGACCGCGGTCGCGGCCTGGCCGGCGCTGACCGCGACCTCGACACGGCGGCCGCCGATCAGCAGCGCGATGGCGCCGGCGGCGGTCGCCGGGCCGGTCAGGGTCAGCGTCGTCGTCGCGGCGGCGCCTTCCGGATCGGCGAGGCCGAGGCCCCAGATCTCGGTCGGCGGATTGGCGCGGAACCAGGCCTCGAAGGCCTGCGCGAGCGCGGAACCGCGGCCGAAGGCGCGCCGTGCCTGGTCGGCATCGACGATGCGCTGCGGCACCAGCGGCGCGGCGGTACCGGCCGCGAGCCGCTGGCCGAGCAGCAGCACGCGCGCCGGCCAGGTGGTCAGGCCGCGCAGCGCGCGGGTGTTGCTGATCTCGATATAGCTGCCCGGCACGCGGATCGAGGCCGGGATCTGGTCGAAGCTGATGGCGCCGCTCATCGGCGGTTACTCCCTCTGCGGAAGGTTGACGATCCGAGGTCTGACGGCCGGGGGCCGATGCTCAGCCCTGCGGCAGCGTGACCGTGTCGGCCGCATCGGGTGCGGCGGCCGGCAAGGGCGGCGTGACGTTGCCGAAGACCGGCACGTCCCAATCGGCATGGAAGGTGACGAAGGGATCGACCGACAGCGGCGGCCCGGCATCGGGTCCGGTCAGCAGCAGCGGCACGGCCAGCGTCAGCAGATAGGCGCTGCGCCCGGTGCTCACGGGCGATGCCACATCGAGGGCGAGGTGCAGGCTGGCGGGATCGAGCATGTCCGCGCGCAGGACGCTGGCGGCGCCGGCCGCCGCCGCCGGCAGCCAGCGGTCCAGGCTGCGGGCAGTGACTTCCAGCATCTCATAGGCGCCGATGGTGGCGGCGTCGCCGCGCCGGCGCGCGGCTTCGCCGCTGGCATTGGTCGCGATCAGGTAGATGGTCCAGCTGGCCGTGACCGCCGCGTCCGCGCGCGCGCTTGCCTGCCAGCCGAGGAAGGTGACGCAGATGCCGGGCGCGCGGAGCAGGCTGCGCACCACGGCGCCATTGTCGATGCCGGCGGGCCGGTGTTCCACCGCGCAGAGCCGGCCATCGAAGGCGGTGGCGAGCCGGGCGATGATCTGGTCCTCGACCGCGGCGATCGTCATGCGCCGGCGCCCGTGACGGGGATGCCGAAATCGACCAGGCCCTGGGCCTCGTCCTTCAGCAGGGCGATGGCGGCGTCACGTTCGCCGATCGCCTGCTCGGTCGCCTGGCGCCCGCTGCCGAGATGCAGCTCATGCCGGGCGATCGCCGCGGTCAGCCGCACCAGCAACGCCGGCGTCGCGGCCAGCGGCAGGGTGTGGCGCAGCCGCAGATAGGCGTCCGCGAAGCCCGCGGCGTCGGCGATGGCGAGGTCGACACGGGCGGCATCGATCGCGCCGCCCGTACC